CCAATCCCGATATGGAGATAAGGGTTGCTGCGGTGATGAGGATTGCAGGGAGGTCCATAGGTCAGCGACGCCTCACGAATGGACCGTAACTGCCGCCGGGCCTTGGCTGGTCTGTCCAGCGCGCTACAACGGGCTCGTCGGCATCTCCGAACTCGCACCACAGCAGCAGCCACGTTCCGTCGCGCGGCGCAGTCTCAATTGGTTTCCACTTTCCCCCGCCCATCCCGGTTACTCCTCAGCTCTGGAGTGGATGGCGGTGGAACGGGAGCCGGGCGGCATAGGGGCAACGCGCCCGGCTCCCACCATGCGCGGTGCTTCAAGCCGCGCGAAACTCATCACGCTGCGATCCCGAAGAAGTCGTTTGCAGTGACCGCGTTTCCGGTCTCAACCGCAATCTTCTCCATGACCTCCTTTTCGGGAATGCGCGTGCCTGCGATGTAGCGGCGCACCGTCTCACTGCTCACGCCAATGGTTTTGGCGAACTCGCGGCGTGAGGTGGACGTGCGTTGCAGATAGTCTGACAGCTTCATCGCGACCGAACCAATACGGTGTCGCGAGGGCTATGTCAACAGCACCATTTTCGTATGTTCCCGAAACGCATGGCTACCGCCATGTCAGCCGTGTGCTGGGGGACCGAATCCGAGCGGAGATAGAACGCCTGCGGCTAGCTAGAGGCTGGTCGCGGCCCGAGCTTGGCCGACGCCTAAACCCGCCGACCTCTGGTCAGCAGATTGAGCGCCTGGAAAAGGGGCATCGCCAGCTCGACACCGATTGGCTCGAGAAAATTTCACGCGCGTTCGGAGTAGATCCCGCCGTGCTCGTGGCCGGCGAAGAACAGCTCTTCGAGTTCAGTCCACAAGTCGCAGATGAGATTGCGACGACTCTGGCGCGGATAGCGCTGCGAGGCGCCGAGCCAGACCAGGCGATCGTTCAAGACCTCTCCATAGTATTGCGAGAGTTGTCCGCGACGTTCGCAAGGCATCCTCAAGCGCGGCGCGATCCTCAAGTGGCGCGACCCGTAGTTGATTTTCTAGCTCGGCAACGCGCTCGGCAATAGCTTGCGCCGAACGGTCTAGCCAAACGGCCGTTCCGCACTCCGCTGCATACTCGTGCAGCAATGCTTGATTCTGCACCCCACAGTTCCTCCTGAGACTCGAATTACGCCGAGCATCTAGCGTTTTAACACGCACGAGGGTGTCAGGAACATGAACATCATCGAAAGTTAGGACGCGGCACAGAATCACGATTTGTTCTTCTATCGCCCGCGCGACTGCCGGACAAGATTTTTCCACGCGGAACCATTTTCGTGTTTGACACAACACCATTCCGGTGCTAGCGGAGGTCATCCACACGAAAGGATGACCAATGGCAACCATCGCAACACTTGAGCGGCCCATCTCAGTCGAAAAAGGCATCCCGATTGAAAGCAAAGTGGGGCGCGGCGCGGCTGCACGATACCCATTTGCACAAATGGAGGTTGGTGACAGCTTCTTCGTTCCGGGCAAGCGCTCCGGCCAGCTCAGCAACCACTGCTCCTATCAAAGGCTGAAAACCGGGCGCCGGTTCACCATTCGCAAGGTGGATGGCGGTGTCCGTGTGTGGCGCATCGCCTGACCTCCCCAGAGGGCGGGCGCTTACCCCCTTCGCGTCCGCCCCGAGGATGAGTTCAGCCTTTGGGAGCCCAATCATGGCCCGCATCATCGACCAGTTCGGCAATACCGAGACGGTCAGCGACCGCGACTTCTTCACAATGGCTTTCGGACATCCGCCCAAGACCCGCGAGCAGCGCGAAGCCGAGTGGAATGCCGAGGTCGAGCGCTATGTCGAGCAGCTTCAGCGTGGGTGTGAGCCGGACTCCTACGGCAATCCAGCAGTCATCGAAGCAAAGAAGCGCATTGCAGAACGAGAACTGCTTCAGCTGACGGTCGCGCAGATCGTGGGGAAAGCGGCATGAAGGGCGTTCCGGCTTCGCCGTCGGGCCACTCGGCAGAGCCCGAGCCCTGTTTCACGGTCTCGGCCCGAAGGGCGAGTGTCCCTAACGCGAAATTGCTGAAGCGCATCGCCAAGCGGTTGGACGAACTGCATGCCCCAGATCGCGGCCTCGTCTATTCTTCTGGGCGGCTTCCTCCAGTCAGATATGATTTCTATACAGGCGCGCCCCTGCTGCGCGACTACGAGCCGTCCGAGCTTCGGATTTATGGCGACCGCGCGGATTTTCTTTACGAGTTGACCGTCGAGTTTGCGCCCGTGGTAGCCGCTGCATTGCGTGCCTACGCGTCAGCGATCGAAGCGCGAAGCGATGCGACCGTGCAACAGGGCGCAGCCGAAGGCGAGAGCGCGACCCGCGGAGCGGGGGACGCCCAATGATGCTCCCCCAATTAACAAAACCGCAGTGGGACGCCGCCCTGACCGCAGCCCGTGAGCTGATGAGCGGTGATCCCAACAGCGCAACCGACAGAGCCGCATACCGCAATGCCAGGGTGAGGCTTGCCGAGCTTCTTCCTGCCGACACGGACGAGCGAGCGATCATCAAGGCTGCCGTGCGGTGGTCCATGAGGGACAGCCTCGCCGCGTCTCTCGCGATGATGCCCGAGGTGGGGGTGGAAAGGATCGAAGCGTGACGAACGTTGCTGACAAGCTGCGCGCGGCGCGGGCGCTAGTCGAACGCGGATGGACGCAAGGCGAATACGCTCGCGGGAAGAGTGGTCGCAAGGCCGATCCTGTCGGGCGGTATGCTCGATGCTTCTGTGCCGTCGGTGCGCTTGGTGCGGCAAATCGCCATTGGCCACATTCGGGCATGACGGGCCTTCGCGAACTCAATTCCGCCATCGGCCGCCCGAGCTTCGGGGAGTCCCAGGTTCTCTATTGGAATGATGCCGCGTGGCGCACCCAAGCTGAAGTGCTAGCCGCTTTCGACAGGGCCATCGAGCTCGCGGAGCAATCCGCATGATCCGCCGCCTTCGCCAGATCAACCCTGATGTTGGGGCGATGCCTTCGGCCCGCGCTTTCGTGCTTCGCACCGCGCCACTCTGCGGTGTCGCGGCCCTCCGGGCTTCAAGCGCTATCGCGGGAGAGCGCGGATGATTGCCGAGCTTCATCCCAAGCTGCGCCGCGCGCAGGCCAAGTTTCAGAGGGCTCGCGACGAATGGCATCGCGCGCTGCGGGAGACGCAAGCCGTCTGCAAGCACGAGATTTGGGTTTGCCAGGACGGCCACAGCGGAATGATATTCGACCACCCGTCCATTCAGATTTGCGCCGCATGTCGCGCCGAAATGCAAACCGGCACTTACGACGGGTGGGAACGTAGTCATTGGCGCAGGCCGAAGTTTGTCCACTTCGTCGTCACTCCATCTCAGATGGGCGTCGCCAGCGATAATATCTGCGCTCTGCGCTTGCGCGACGATCCAAGGGGGTTTCAGCGCGCAGCTGATCTAGCGTCAGGGACCGCAGCGGGAACCGCCACCGACAGCGAAGCTGGCGTGGCCGAAGGCAAGGGCCCGGCCCCGCAGGGGGACGCCCAATGAAGTTCCTCAAACAATACCTCGCCTACCGCAAGCTCGCAAAGCTTCGAGCCAGGTATCTCAAGGCGAACGCCGGTTACGAACAACGCCGAAGGGCCGGGAAACTTGGCTGGGCGCGGAGAAGGGCAAGGGCATGACAGAGCAAGCAAACGACGAGATCAAAGCTCTGCGCGGATTCGCAAAGGCCGTGAACAAGGCGATCGTCACCGAATGGGGCAGTCGTCCTGGAAGCCCGTTCGGCGAACGCATCGCCGAAATCAGATGTGATCCCATGATGGGTGACGATGAAGAGCGCGCCCGCTGCAGGCTTATCCAGAAGTGGCGCGACCGGCTCGTGGAGCTTGGCGTGTTGGAGCCAATCCTATGACCCGCATCGTCACCAGCGCGCCGACGCATCGCGCCTTCATGACCAAGCCTCAGTGGCAGCATCCGGGCCGACGCGAGTTCGTGCATGGCAAGGTTCAGCCCCTCCACCAGCCCCGCAACCGCCTGTGGTTCTGGCTGCAGTTTGGGGTGATGGCGGGGTGCCTGGTCTATGCATTGTATGAAGTGGTGCCTTCGTAATGTCGGGCGTTCGCCCTTCGGGGTCGGGCCACTCGCCCAAGGGCGGAGCCGCGAGTTCCACCGCGTCTCCGGCACAGCCGAGTGTCCCTAACGCGCCGCCACCGACGCCAAACCCCGCCGTCAGGCAGGGCGCGCTGCTCTCGCGGAGCGGCCACCGCTGGTCACACACCAATATCGTCTACTGCCTCGATTGTGGCCTCAAATACCGTGACTGGTTGCGGCAGCGGGTAAGCGAGATGGGTCGATGAACGACGCAGCTTTCCACGCCGCACAGCTGCGCCATGCATACGAGCATCTGGTGAACCAGGGCGTTTGGAATGAGCGTGAGTTTGCGGACGGACTTATCGCGCCGACGATCCGCTATCTGGAAAGCCTCGCGTCAGCCGACACTCGCCGAATGGCCGAGACCGGAACGGGCTCGGTGCGAAGCACGAGTGGCGCGGTGCCCGAAGGGCAGACGCCCAACACCGATAGCTCGAACACAGGGGGTTCGCGATGAGTGTCCCATTGGTCGAGAGACGTTGTGACGGCTGCCGTTATTTGCGGCAGTTCAAGGCGCGCCCGGATGAGCGCGAGCGCTACGGCTTTGGAGAGATTGGCTACGGTTGCGACGAGCCGGGATTCGAGGGCTATGTTCACCCCGATAAGCCGATTTGCGTCCGAGGTCCGTTCGTTCGCGATCTCGCCAAAGCGAGGCAGCAATGACCGTCCACTATCTCCCGTCAGCTGAGCAGAGAAGGGATGCTCGATTGTATGAATTGATGGCGATGCCTGACGGCCCGCGCTTGGCGGTCCTGAGGGACCCGAGCCGCCTTCGCGTCTCGGCGCTTCGCGCGCCATCGCTATCGCAAGTTTCCAACCAGGGAACGGGTGCAGCCCAAGAAGCGGCCCGTCGCAATCATGGCAACTAAGGCACTTCGCACCGTCGAAAACGAGTTGGACGAACGCGGATCCATCGACGCTGCAATGGCGGCGGCATTCGCCGAAATCGAGGCCGTCGCCAAGGACAAGATCAACCCGCACTTCAAGTCCAAATACGCGGATCTTGGAAGCGTGATCGACGCGCTGCGCCCGATCCTTGCTTCGCATCAACTCTACTTCATTCAGTGCTGCGAACCAAGCGAGGATGGAGTGATCGTCGCGACCTATGCCCGCCACATCAGCGGTTCCCAGGTGGACTTCGGCAAACTCTACGTGCCGGCGAACAAGCGCGACGCACAAGGCTTTGGATCTGCGCTCACCTATGCCCGTCGCTATGCGCTGGTGACGGCGTTTGGAGTGCCGACGGAGGATGATGACGGCAACGCTGCATCGCGTGGTGCTGGCGACCGCCCTAGCACGGGCGAGGTGCCGCCCAGGAAGAGCGCCAAGCTGGACGGCCCCTACGACACGCTGCCCAAGCTCGAGAAGGCCGCTCGGGAGTTCGCCCGCTCGCTCCGCAGCATGGCATCCATCGCCGACTTCGAGACCTGGAAACAGGACGAGGAAGTCATCGCCTTTGTCGAGCAGTGCAAGCGCGACCTGCCCGGATGGTGGTTCGCCAATCACCCCGAGTGTCCGCCTGATTTCACGCCCCTATCCGTGGAGGTCGCAACCACGAAGCGCGGTCTCGAGGCAATGCAGTCGGAGAACGCATGACCCTTCACGAACGCTCCAAGCGCGGCGCTGCCGTGATTGCCCAGAAAGCGGCGCAACGCGCTGAAACCCTGCGCCGGCTGCTTGAGGAGGGCGAGCACATCAAGCGCGCCGCGTGGAAGGCCGGCGTCTCTCACCGGACTGCACGGCGTTATCGGCAAAGGTGGAAATAGTGCTTCCGGCTCGCATCCCGAAGAAGCCCAAGCGCGCCTCCCGCTGGCGGTCGCAGGCCCACTGCAACTTCGTGCGGCAGCATGCCTGCACGAACTGCGGTTCGGTCGTGGCGATCGAGGTCGCGCACGTCCGCAAGGGATCGGGTGCGGGGATCGGCCAGAAGCCCGACGACTGGAACACCGTAAGCCTCTGCCGGGAATGCCATCAAATGCAGCATTCGATGGGCGAAGACTCGTTCTGGGGCGATCGTGACCCGCGCGCCGTGATTGCGGCGTTCATCCAGGCATCCCCGCGCCGAATGGAGATTGAGGCTCTCAGGCGGGAGCGCGGTTTGTGAGTTACCGCTTGGTCCTCAACAGCGATTTCGCCCGCCGCAGAGCCGCCAATGCCGTGATGCAAGCTCCTGACGGCTATATCTGCCGTGTCGAGGAACCGAAGCGCACGATCGACCAGAACAGCCGATTATGGGCGCTTTTGAGTGATGTAGCGATGAGCAAGCCAATGGGCCGGATGCATACGCCCGAGGAGTGGAAGTGCATCTTCATGGCCGCCTGTGGTTGGGAGGTCGCGTTCCTCCCAGGGCTGGACGGACGGTTCCTGCCCTATGGTTACCGGAGCTCAAAACTTACGAAGAAGCAGATGACCGATTTACAGGACTTCATCGAAGCATGGGGTTCTGAGAACGGTGTCGTCTGGAGCAAGGAGGCGGCATGACTATGCCTTTTGGGCGCGTGCTCCGCACTGGGCTGCTCGGCAAAGCCCGAGCCCTGTTTCACGGTCTCGGCCCGAAGGGCGAGCATCCCTCGCGCAAGGATTGGACGCCGCTTCCGACCGGGGCGACAAACCAACCGACGACGCGCGCCGAAGAAAGGTGCGAGTTATGCCGCTTTTGGGAAACGAACGGCTACGGCGGCGTTGGAGGTCCTCACTGCGACGGCTCAGCGAGCAACTGTCGCAGGCACGCGCCACAGCATATCGCCCCGGAGCGCTATCCGTCTGCCAATGTCCGCTGGGTCACAACTAATCGGAACGACTGGTGTGGAGACTTCGAGCCCAGATGACCCGTCCCGCCCGCTTCTCGCAGGTCGATCTTGAGCGCCTCTTCCGAGCGGCGCGAAAGGCTGACGTGCGAGTGCGGGCAACCATCCGGCCAACGGGTGAAATCGAAGCGCAGATGTTGACTGCGACGGAAGAGGCGGCGAACGATAGGCGAAACCCGCTGGACAGGCTTCATGGCTAGGAAGCGCAAGCTAGACCCGTTTACGTCGATATTTGTGGACCGCCACGGCAAGGAGCGCTGCCGCTTCCGCCGCAACGGCTTCGCTTGTTACCTGCCTCACCCGTCCGCCAAAGGCTATCGGGAGGCGCTTGAGGAGGCGAACCTGAAGGCGCTCGGCTCTATCCCGATTGCGCCACGCGCCAAGCCCGGCTCTGTGGGCGACCTACTGCCGAGATTCTACGCCAGTGTCAGTTTCCAGCAGGGCAGCGCGGATTGGCAGAAAACCCGTCGCCGCGTGCTCGAAGCTTTCAGGGAAGAGTTCGGCGACGATCCGGTGGCGGCCTTCCGCCCAAAGGATATTGACAAGATCGTTGCCGCCAAGCTCGCCAGGCAAAAGGCGGGCACGCGCGACATTGGCGGCTCCCATGCGGCCAAGCGACTGCGGGAACAGCTTGAGCTGTTCTTTGATTTTGCGGTGCGCCAGGAGTGGCGGGCGGACAACCCGGTAAGCAATTCGGAAGTCGTGAAGCACAAGACCGTCGGTTTCCATGAATGGACCGAGGAGGAGATCGCTCAGTTCCGCGATCATTGGCCGATCGGGACAAAGCCGAGGCTCGCGATGGAGCTGGTGCTGTGGACGGGGAAAAGGCGCTCGGACGCGCATAGGGCCGCGCCGCCGAAGAATGGCCGGATCACATTCACGGCCAAGAAAACCGGCAAGGGTCAGGATTTGCCCGTCGCGCCGCAGCTACAGGCGGCAATCGACGCGATGCCCGCTGTCGGCCTGACAACCCTCCTAGTGACGGAATACGGCAAACCGTTCACGGTCGGCGGCTTCGGCAACTGGTTCAAGGATAAGTGCGTGAAGGCAGCACTGCCGCAATGCTCGCTTCATGGGCTGCGGAAGGCGCTCGCGCGGAGGGCTGCGGACAGGCTTGTGTCCCAGCAGGGCATCAAGGCCCTAGGGCAATGGTCAGGGGATCGCGAGGTCGCGGTTTACGTCGCTGGAGCCAATCAAAAACGGCTCGCGGAAAGCGCCATCGGTGAGGTTATCGCATGGGAACAGGAGAGCAACATTGTCTAACCTGTGGGTGGGCGAATTGTCTAACCTCTCGGAATGTGGCGGGAAACTGCCGTTTTTGAGGCTGGGTGGCAGGAGTGGAGGGACTGCATTAAGCGTTTGTTTTCAACGCTTGGCGCTGTCTAACCATCCGAAAAACGCATGTTCCGCCCCAAAGCGGAGTGAGAACATTGGCTAACTATCCGCACGCTGACGGATCGCTCACGCTCGACAACGCCTCGGTCCAGCGTTTGATGGATTACGGACTACTTCACTACACGGACGGGGGCTGGGTCGTCGTGCGACATCTGGGCCGCAAAAGCCGATCGAAGCCGAATGGTGGAGACGAACGAAGATTCGGCTCCATGCGAAGCACGAGAGCGGCGGTCCCGAAGGGATTTGCCCAAATCAAGGCCGGAGACCAATCGCAATGCCTGAGACAAGAGAGCTGCTGCGGTGTCCGTTTTGCGGAGGTGATACGTTCCGGTTCATCGAAGTCGATGATTGCGGACCTGACGGTAGCTGGACCGCGCGCGTAACCTGTGCCGACTGTGATGCAGATGGGCCGCCTGGTGAGGACTGGCACGACACAAAAGACGAGGCGATGGTCGCAGCGGAAGCTGCATGGAACCGCCGCTCTACGCAGCAAGCATAAAGGAGGGGAGTGAGAGGATGAGCGACAAGTGGAAAATCAGAGTTCATGGCTACGGCACGTTCGACTTTGAGGGAACCGAGACCGAGGCGGAAGAAATGCGCGCCCACAAGGCTCAATGGGAGCGTGGCACGGCGCTCAAATGGCGACCGACGGGCGGAACTGAATTGGACCGCGTGACGGAGGAAGTTGTTGCCCTGCTAGACAGCGGGAAGGGCATTCCCGCCAGTCTGTGGTCAAAGCGCGCCAAACTCATTCGTGAACAGCGGGCCCAATGACCCAACCTACAGACGTGCGGGAGCTGGTTGATTTGTTGCGCGACGACGCGGTTGCTTTCAAACAGCATATCGTTGCCGGTCATTGCATCAAAGCAGCAGCAGCCCTCGAATCCCAACTATCGCATATAGAAAGGCTGGAAGAGGCACTGGAACGGTTTGCAAAGCTCGCGGCGGGGCATGAATGGCGAGGCGATAGGCAAGAGGTTCTGATGCTGGTCAACATCGGCAATTGCCGTAAGGCCTGTGCCGCCCTCAACAGGAGCACAGATAATGCGAGCTGATAAAGGGAAGTCAGGCGTCTATCTCGGTGACAAATATCTCGGCCAGCTTGACCCCAAAGAGGAATGGCCGTTGGGAGCCCTCTTGGTAGGCCCGTGCTTCGAGAATGGTCAGTTTCAGCGATGGCTCACCGACGAAGAGCTTGAGGCGAATCGCCGCGCTCATTCAACGGTGAGGGGTTAGGATACTGATTTTGGAGCTATTTCCCGCTACCCATGAACCGAGCCAATCTTTGTTGTCTCGGCCCTCCGGGTGGGTATCGGGGCTAGGGAGGATTGCAATGGCCGAAGTGATTAGTTTCGACAGTGAGCGCGCCGCTCGCTACCTCAACGACGTGTTCGCTGGCTATCTCAGCGACCCCGCCGATACAGCGTATCAGCAGGGCTTTCTGGCGGCGTGTCTGACGCTCTACCGCGAGGCCCTTGGACGCGGCGCTGGTGACGATCGGTTGGCGCTCCTTGATGCACAAACGAGGGTCGGCCATGCAACGCGCTGAGCGAGAGATGGTCGCCCGTGCTCGACATGCCTTCACGCGCCTTGTTGGGTTGGAACTCGGTGACAGGCTTGCGGATGAGTTGTGGGAGGACAGGTGCAAACGCGATAGCGATACTCGTCAGAAGGACGGAGACGCGAAGCAAGGCTCCGCTCGCGAGTAGCGCGGTGGCGAAGCCAATCGCCCCTACCTCCCGCTCTTCTTCCTGAACGCCTCTGCAACAGCTATCAGGCAATACTCTTCATGTTCATGGCCCAGGTGTTTTCCGCAGCCTTTGCATTTTGGGGTGGTGCAGTGCTCTTGCCGGACGATCATGCGATCTTTTTCCTCAGTCCTTGCCGCCAACCGCCACAATCCGAGCATTTGAGAGACTGAATCCGAAAGTGCTTCGACCGCTTCTCGCCCTGGCTGGTGAGGTTCTTCGACCCGCAGCGGTTACAGGAATATCCCGACGCCTTGCCCAGATAGGGGTGCGTTGAGATCCACGGGAGAAGCTTCGAATAGACGCGCTCGAGCAGCCGCACATCCTGCTTGCAATAGCGTTCCATCGTTCGTTGGGCCTTCGGATCGCCCTGCAGAACCTTCGTCCACAGCGCGTGGCCCTCGTGCTGGAGCTTCGACCCAACCCCCAAGAGGTCCGCGACATGTTGAAGTTTGTTACTGTCGAACCCGAACTCGCGCTTGACGGTCTTGAACACGTCGATGGAGGCAACCGGGCTTGGAGGGTCCATGCCCTCTTTGACGAACTCGCCCTTGAGACGCTTGAGGTCGAAGCGGTCGCTGTTATACCCGCAGATCGCTTCAGCCTGTTCCCAGAGGCCGTGGACCGCCTGAAGCATCTCGCGGTGGCCGTGCTGCCAGTCGGAGAAGAACTGGACGCGTTGGGAGCCATACCACATGGCACCGACGCAGATTGTGCCACCGAACTCGCGGACCTGATTCAACCCGATGTGGTCAATGCCGTAAAGCTTCCACACCTCCGCGACGATCGGGCGCGTCTCGATGTCGAGGAAGAGAATGCGAGGCTGGTTGTCGTTAGTCGCCACATGGTTTCCCCCGCTGTGGATACTATCTGTTCGGATCGATGGATGCCTGCTGAAGCACCCAATCGATCAGGGCATTCAGTTGGAGTTCGGTTTCCTGGGCTCGCAGTAGCTCTGCGGGAGGAAGTGGCACCGCTTGATTACCAGGTCCGCCGGGGGCTGGGCTGGGCGCGGATGAACCGGAACCGCTGGCAGGACGTTGAGGGGCTGGGTTTGCCGGTTGCAGCTTGCCCCGCTCAGCACGAAGGCGAGCAAGATCAGCCCTGTAGCGCGCTTCCACATCGTCTGTGACTTTCTGCTGTTGCTGTTCGACCTTTGCGACTTGCGCCTTGTTCGCTGCCGCGGCGTCCGCTTGGGCTTTGATGTAAGCCTGGCGGTCCGCAGCGCGCCCGGCGGTGCATTTGCCGAGCTGCGCTTCCACCTTCCGCTCGTGCCGGTGAGCCATCAGCAATGCGCCGTGATCGACGACAAGCAATAGAGCTAGAGCAATGCACAGCAGCGTTGCCGGGGACTGGCGGGAGAGCCATGCGAGGGCGGTGCGGGCGGCTCCCAGAATCAGCGCGCCGAGCGGCGGGTAGAGGAATGCCGCAGCGCCGAGTCCGCCGAGACCCAATGCCGAGAGGATCAAGCCAAGCATTGACCTAGCCTCTTTTCTATGGTAGCGCAAGCATCGGTTGCGGAGTTGGCGAGAGCCAACCGTAATCGCCGGGTCGCGGGGGTTACTGTCGGGTTACTCGCCTGTTTGTGTCGCTGGGGGCTGAAATAGGTACCAGCGGGGAAGCACGGCAGGAAAGTCCGGTCACACTGCCGCGGGAAGGCCCCTAGACGGTCAGACTGCTCTGGCGAGCTGAAGGTCTGCGCCGCAACCATCACCCCACCATCGTATTTCTAATGAACCACCGAAGCGCGATCGCTCCAATGACAATGACGGTCCCAATGACTCCGAGGACAATGCCGAGGATCATGCGAGCGTCCCCTTGCAGACAGGAGTATCCTTCAGCGGGACACTGAAGGTCGTCCCGCCTTCCCAGTCGGCAGCGTTCACGGTCCCGACGACTTCGTGGGTCTGGGCATCGATTACGGGACCGCCTGATTGTCCCGGCTGCGCCGTGAACACGCCGACGAGCACAGCAAGGCCGTCCTCGGTGTCGCCGGTTGCGATCATTGGAACGATGGCTAGTGCGTCGAGGCCGCGCGCATGGCCGATGGCGAGATAAAGATGCCCCGGAATGAAGCCACGGCAATCGGCTTTGAGCCAGTTTCCCGAGCGGTCGTCGGAAAGCATGGAGAAGTCGGCTTTGGCGCTGGTATAACTAACGCGGATCGGAGCGCCGTCGATCTGACAGCCGACCTGGTTTGTGACGTGCTTGACCGAGAGCAGGATGTTCGGCCCGATCCTGAAGGCCGTTCCCGCGCCCCTCATGCAATCGACCAGCGGGACAGACTCGAGCTGCACGGCCGTCTGCGGGACAGCGGGCGGCGCATAGCAAAGCATCGCCACGGCCAGGAGACTACGCAGCATCATCATCATTTCCCCCGCACATCAAGGCCGGAAGCGGGAGGCTCCGCCGCCGGTCTCAGAAACTTGATTTTTTCGATTGCGACCTTGCCGGGCGACGCATTGTCCCAATGCACCCCGCAGGTTCCGTGCTCCCACCGGATCCACATGACCCAGCCCAAGGGAGCGCTCTGCCATGCAAGCCGGACAGCGTGCCCGACCTCGATGTCACCTATGTCGCTAGGAGGCTCGGCGCGGATGCGCTTTCTGAACCAGCCCACCTCAATGGGCACTTCCATCTGGCACCAGCGCGCCGATTACCGCGACCACGAAGCTGATGAGCGACCAGGGCCATTTCAGCGCTGCAGCGGCCGTCACTCCCGCGCCGATCAGAAGCCATGTCGAGCGTTCGTCCAGACGGGCGCGGAGGTAGGCAATCGTCGCACGCACTACAGTTCTCCGAGGTAAAGCGCTCTCTCGTCCTGCCGCCGCTTGGTGAGGCCGGGCAGCGCAACGCCGTTGGCCTTGTCCCACAGCAGAAAGGCGTTGGCGGCGAGTGGGTATTGCCCGAGACGGTGGCGCTTCAGGACGGTGGAAGTGGCGAAGTTGCCGAGTCCGATGTTGTAACTGAGGCTCACCATTGCCGAGAATTGATCGGAGTTCGTCGGACAGCCGCCGAGGCAGTTGGTTACGCCGTTCTCGAAACGGGCCAGATCCTCGCGCAGCAGCCGTTCCGCTTCCCCCGGCGTAATCGTCATTGGAATGCGAACGTCAGGCCCCGTGTGACCATAACCAACGGTCGCCACCCCCGCCGGGCAACGGTAGCTGTCGAGCCGCAATCCCTCTGCGCGTTTGATGAGCGCGAGGCCCGCATCGTTTATTGTCATGCGAGCCTCTTTGTGCTAGTGCCGGGGAATGTGGCAACCGATTGAAACCGCGCCAAGGAGCGGACGACGAGTTCTCGTGTGGGCCGAGCAATACGAAGCGCCTTGTTCGGCAGAACACAATGGCTTTCGAGGCTGGTGCGTGATGGGGCCGCCGCTCAAGTATCAGCCGACCCACTGGATGCCGCTCCCGGAGCCGCCGCGCGACAGCAAGTCCGGCGACCGTCCGCCGACAACTATTTGAGGCACTCAAGCAGCTTAGCTAAGTCTGCAGGAACCCGCTCCTCGAGCACTCCGTCATAAAGCCTGTGAAGGTCGCGAGAGACCTTCTCCCGAACGCCGTCCTTGGTCATCCGCGTTTCCACTGCCGCCAGAGGATCATCAGCCGGACAATCGAGATCGCGATTGCCAGCGAGATGAGGATTGCCGACGCTGCGTGGGTCGCTATCCAGACAACCCATGCAACCAGCGCTCCGTCACCGACGAGCGCCCTGGGAGATTCCGGGAGAAGCATCACAGCTCCTCGATCTCGATGTAGGTGTTGGTGGTCCCGCCGAACCAGACCGTGCTGATGTCGGCGCCGTCGTTGCGGAACTGGATTGTGTCGCCCGGAGCCACGATGATAATCGCCGAATGGTCGTGCATCATCGTGACGCCGTTGGGGCCGCTGTTGGTCTCCCGCTTGCGTGAAATGTCGGTGCTGTTCTGGCGAATGTAGCTGCCGAAGGCGACGCCCGAGTTGACCGACAGGCTGCCCTTGATCCGCGCCCGAATGGTCGCCGAGCTCGTCGCCGTCCATATGCCCGTCGTCGGGTTGTATTCGCCCAGCCGGTCGATTGTCTCGACACCGCAGATGATCGTCGCGAGGTCCGCATAAGAGGTGTTCGCGGAAAGGTTCGCTCGGACCAGCGATGGCCGGGAGCGCCTGACGACATTGCCTGCGCCGGCACTCCCAGCGATGCTCGCCTGAGCGACCGCCGTTCCGTCAGTTTCCATGACGAAGGCGTTGTTGGTCGCACTGCCGGAAACGAGAACGCCGTAATCGAGGTTGGTATTGTCGCCCTGAGTCGTGACCTCGACGTAGTTGCGGTCGGGAGCATAGGTTGCGGAGTTGTTGTCTGCGGCGACTGCGGCAACGTCGCCGAACGTGCCGATCTGGCCCCCGCCCGTCGCGGTGATGTAACAGCGATTGCGCGAGACGGACTTGGTGAGACCGCCGCTCAGCACGAGAGCGTTCTTCTGGAACGTATCGACGGTCGCGCGAATGACGTTGTGCGAGGCCCCGTAGATGAGCTTCACCCCGAACAGGCACGTCTTGGCGACGACATCGACAATGTTGTGGTCGCACCAGCAATCCAGCGGCTCGTAAACATTGTCCGCGACGACCCTGCCGATGTGGCGGTTGCTGCCGTCGCCCTGGAGATTTACCGCGTCGGTCTGGTAGCCGTAAGCGGTGATCGCGGTGCTGCCGAAGTAGATGTCCTTGGCGCGAACGTCGAAACGGAGGCCCGAGGAATTGATGCTGCCGGTTCCTGGATCGTAGCGGTTGCTATCCACCGAAAGGGCCGTGACCTGCATTGAGGGCAGCGTATTGCTGTCGATGAAGCAGTCATGGGCGTTGAGCCTGACCGACCCGCCGACGTTGCTGTTCCACTCGACGAGGCCGTAGCGGGCTTCCTTGAAGCCCCAGCACTCGACATCGAGATGAACGTCGGTGCAGTTGCGGACCCAGATCGGGTTGCAGGTGCGGATGCCCGCGTTCGTCTGCATCTGGATTCGAGCTTCGATCTTGATGTCGCCCAGGCCCTCCATCAGGATGCCCGAGTAAGTCAGGACTGGAGATGTATAATCCGCATGATCGAACTTGCCGGCGCCGGTCAGCATGAGAAGCTTTCCCCGACCGACGAACCCACCGCCCGAGGGGGGCGTTAGTTGCGAGCCGAAGGCGTAGGTGAGCCCCGGCTGAAGCCACACCGTCTTGCCGGTGTTCAGCGCTTTCTGGAGCGCAGCAGCGTTGTCGGTAGCGGTTGTCTCGCCATCCGCGACCGCCCCGTAATCCTCCGGGAAAACAATCTGGTCGAGCTTGGACTTGGCGGTTCGCCCCACCGCGCCCGTGCCCGATGCGACATACAATACCGACGATGCATCACCCGCCCCCGTGCCGAACACGTAAGGATCTACGTCCTCGAGCGTGTTGCCTTGGGCGTCCTTGATGATGAGCCGGTAGCTGAGCGCGGAATCGCCATAGATGGCGGGGAACCGTCCGCTTGCGCTCGCCGGCACGGGATTGGGATGCGCCGTCGAAAGGTCCGCTGATGTATAAACGCTAAGCGGGGTCAGCGTGCCGGTGAGGTAGAAATATAGCTTTGCTCCGGGCGCAGGAAGGCCGTTCGAGGTGAACGCCACCGGAAATGGCAAATAGAACAGCTCTGCGGCCATTTAATGCTCCAGGAATCGAAAAAGCCGCCTTGGGCGGGCGGCTCGGATGAGGTATGTCGGGCCTGTGAAAGTCTGGCAGGCCGTCGTTCTGGCTATCGCCCTGTGGTTCGTTTTGCCGCGCTACCGCGTGTGGGCAGTCGGCTTACTGATTCTGCTGTTTCTGGTCGGAATTGGGTGACGCGGCGACGTGACCAATGAAGTTGTCGTTGGCGATCTGCCGAAGGATGGACTGAACCGGCTCGCTGAACTCGGGGTTGGTGGCAGCAAACTTGGCGAGCCTTCCAACTTGGGAACGAACTGCGTTCTGGTTCCGGCTCAACGCCGCCTTACTGTAGCCGGTGACAAGGTTGACGAAGGTCGGGTTGGTCCACAGCTTCGCCATTCCGAAATTCGCCGCTCCGCCGCCCGCCAGACCCAGAAGAACGGTTGGGTGGCTGAATGCGGCGATTCCGCTGGCAGCGACGGCGCCGGATCCGATCATCGACGGGGTGGTGTTGGAGGTGTTCGACAGCCCCTTCACACGCCCGAGCTGCTGGGCAATGGCAACGAAGCCATCCAGCGCCTTGCGCTGCTCGGGCTTGAACAGCATCGCCCGTGCCGGTTCGCTCATGTCGGCATACCAGTTGACGAAGGTTTGCGGGTTGAAGGCGCGCCCTTCCGAATTGGCGGGTTGGCCTCCAAGGTGAATCAGGGTCGAGGCGATTTCATCCCACGCCCCGGATTTGACGGTCGAGGCTTTGATCTGTGCCAGCTTGGCGAGGTCGCCTGATCCTTTTCCGCCCTTGGTCAGGGTTTGGACCATCGCCGCTGCGGCCTCTGGGCTTTTCATCCCATTGTCGCCGAGAATGGAAACCAGGGCCTGGTCGATGCGCTGCTGGCCCTGCCGGTATAGCGTGTTCGCCCGGTTGAATGCTGCTACCGCCCGTGGGCCATTGGCGGCTGCGGTGTTCTGCATGTCCTCGGAAAGCGAGGCATAGAGCGCTCTTAGGTCTTTCGTGCTCGGATCATCGCTGAACCGCGCATCCCCGATCTTGTCGCCGATGATCGAGCGGAAGTCCTTCAGGTCCCTCCACGAGATGCCGCCCTTTTGCAGCGCGTCGAGATAGCCCGAGAGCTTGGGGTTGGACATCATGCCGGCAAGCTCGGGGTTGCTCTGGAAACGAGAGGTTAGATTGCCCAGCGTGGCAACCGTGCTTGAGGTCGAGGCGGGGGCCGAGTCTGCAATCGGGATGGCATTGTAAGCCTTGCCCGAAACCGACTGGAAGCGGTCGATGTAGTCCTTTGCGCCGGCCTGAAGCTGAGTTCCCGCCTCGTTCAGCGTCTTTGACTGACCGAACTTCTGGGCAACGCCCTGCATCACCCGGCGAACCTCGCCCGATGCCGCCTGGTTGAAGTCCTCCATCACTCCGGCTGAGCCGGGGACATTGTTCAGGCCCTGCTCGAGAACGCGCGCGGTTCGGCCACCGACCATTCCCGGCGACACGTGCTGCATTCCATAATCGCGCATCATCTGAAGGCGCTGCGGAGCAGACATGGACTGCATGGGCTGGTTGAGCTCGCCCGTTACCGGATCAACCAGCGGGTCAACGCTGCCCTGCGCCGGACGAAATACCCTGCCGAGCACTGCCGGAACTGCCGCTCCAACAGCGGCCCCACCGAGGGCATTTGCGGGAACGTCGGAAAGCGAACGGCTTGAGCCCGTTCCATAGGCAGCTCCGTATCCGGCGCCCTTGAGGGACAGATTCGCAAGCGAGTTCGTGTCGCCCATCGGAAGGAGTGCGCCGCCGAGCGCCTGACCGCCTAGCCGTGCAAACGGATGGTTCTGCTGGTCGTAATCACTGATCGCATACTGGCGGTTGAGGTTCTGGTCGAACGTGCCGCCCTTCGTCACCGTATCTCCGAGCGCAACGGCCTTGTCGAGGAGGCCCAGCGAAAGGGTATCAGGAACTCCTCTCGCTACTGCATTGATGGTATCCTGCGTCGGCGTGTTGTTGCCGCCGCGAACGTCCGTAATGTCTGGCTTGCCGAAGATTGCAGCGGATGCTGGAAGCGCGCTCCCTTGCCTCAGGGCCTTCAAATAATCTTCCGGGTTGCTGATTCCGGGCAGCCCGATGGAATGCACGAAAGACACGAGTTGGTCGGGAGTCGCGTTGGGATTGGCCTTGATCCACGCATCGAACGCGCCCTGCTGCTCCTTGCTCATCGGCGACGGGGGCGTGCGCTGTTCAGCGGTTACGGCCCCGATGTCACCCGTCTGCGGAGGCTGGACCGGCGCGTAAGGATTGCGCGGCGTGCCACCGTGCGCCTCGATATACCGCTCCTCGAGCGGGCGGACGGCATCATAGAGTGGCTGGCCGACGATCTGCTCTGGCGCAACGCCGTTCTGCTGCGCTAGGGTCGAATATCGGTTGCGCTGCTGGTCATAGACCTGACGGAGACCCAGAACGGATTGCCGCATCGTCTCGATAAGTCCCTGACGGACCGCAGGCGGAAGCCGCTTGCCTTGAGTTATCCTCTGAGCCTCAACCTGTAGTTGCTGCGGGAGCGATGCAGTTCCCGTCGCCATGTCCATCTCGCCCTCGCGGACGACGGAGCCCGGATCGGCTGCCTTTGCGTAGGAATAGATCACCGACAAGTCGCCCTGCGGCGTGTCCGGGGCTTGAAGTGCGGTCCCCAAGGACTGAAGCGCAACGCTGTAGTTCTTGACCTCGGGGAGGTTGTTATATTCCTGCCGCAGTCCCTGCACCTGATTGAAGTGCTGGTTCTGGACGCTCGCCTGACCCTGCTGGATGTTGACGCGCGTGTTCTCGTTCTGAAGCGGGATGCTCGAGTTTTCGAGGTTGGTGTGCTGGTTCTGAAGAACCTGCCCCTGCGCCTGGGCAGGAGTCTGCGCCTCGGGCGTTTTGGGAAGGCCGTAAACGGGACCAGCGGAGGTCTGCGGCAACCACTGCCCGCCCTGACGGACATAGGTCGTGCCGTTGATGACCTCGCTGTCGCCGTCCTTGAATTGGTCCATCAAAGCCCCCGAGTGCCGTTGCGGCCAAAGAAAGGGACACGGCCATAACCAGGCAGCGTCACATGGATGTGATCGCCCTCGTTCAGATAACGGGCGTTCGGGCCGAAGTAGTTTTCCAGCGCCCCTATCGAGGTGCCAACATAGTCCGCCGCGTTGCCGAGGAGGTGCTGGCTGTTCGGAACGCCGCCAACCAGCCTATTGCCTTCGACCGTGCGCCTGCCGGAGGTCATTTGGCCCGGCGCCTTCATCGGATCAGGGAAAGGTGGCAGGCGGGGATGCCGCCTGACCTCCTCGCATTCTAAGGATGTCGGCATCGGTCAGCGGTTGGCCAGCAACCGGTGCGCCGGCCTGCTGCGTGCCGGGGTTGGGGACGACGAGGGGCCTGATCTCGCCCGTTTTCTTGTTGACCTGGAGAACGCCGCCACCGGCCTGATACGGCACGTTCACGATGTCGCTCTCGGCCTGCGGCTTCAGCGCATCAGCGAGCTTCAGCACTCCATCCACGTAGGATTGATTGAACTGCTGCGGCACTTGGCTGATGTCGATGCCCGCCGCCTGAGCAGCGGCGAGCGCTTGGGAATAGCTCGCTTGGTCCTTCGGAGCGAACTGGCGGATGATTTCCGCGCCCTTGAGGATGTTGTCCTGGTGCTGTGCGAGCTGTTCTTTGACCAACTGCGCCTGCTGAGCGCGCCACTGCATTGCGGTTTCAGGATCGGCCTTCGCCAATGCGCCGAGCGCCTGCTGGTTGTTTGGATCTTGCGCTAGCACCGCCAATGCATTGCGGGCGACGTTCTGCCGCTGGGTCTGCTGTCCTTGCTGGAAAGCCTGCGCGAAGGCCTCTCCGGCATTTGGCCCCTGTTGGAGGCCTAGAGCCCAATTCACCGCCATTAGAACATCCCCGGCTGACGTGCGAAGTAATTGTTCGTCCCTGTCGGCGAGACGTTGATCGCCGGGTTCGAGTAGGACGAGCCCAGCCCCGGATTGAAGATCGTGCCGGCGAAGTTGCCGAGAGCCGAGCCGATGGAGTTCCCGAGCCCGGCGTTGGCCTGTCCTCTCAGGAGCGCGGCGTTGGAGATTGCGTCGGCGCCGTTACCGACCGCGTTCTGCATCCCGCCAAACACGTTGGAGACGGTGTTGCCGAAGTTGGACCCGACGCCCGCCACCGCGGCACCCGACTGCGCCCCGGTCGCCTGCTGGCCCTGGAGGAGCGAGAGATACGGCATGAAGTAGTTATTGAGCGCCGTGTTCTGCCCGTAGCTCTGCAGGGCCTTCATCGCATCGCCGGATTTGAGCTCGCCCCGTGCCGCGTAGCCGTTGTTCAGCGCGCGTTCGCCCTGCTGGAGCTGGAACTGCATCCCTGCCGAGTTGGCGAAGTTGTTGAACGCGTCCAGCGCGGAGGTCGGGTTGGCCGAAGGCGCGGCCTGTTGGGTAGCTGGTTGCGCGGAAGCTTGTGGATGCGCCGACACATACTGGTTGTATGCCGCCATCATTTGCGGACTGAGCGGCCCTTCGTGCTGTCCGGCGAGATTTTGCTGCAGTGAGGCGACGGAATCGCCACGCGAGCCGAGCCCCATCGCGTTGAGCGCACCGTTCGCCCAATCCTCCTGGCTCATCACCGGAGTTTGTCCGGCTACGGGCGCGGACTGCACGCCGCTCTGTGCGGGGGAAAGCCCAAGCAGCGCATTGATGGCGCTCCCGGCGTCATTGCCGCGACTGACGAACGGGGTGAGCAGCGCCTTGTTCTGGTTGTAGATGTCGCGCTGCTGGGCGAGGTTCTGCTGGCCAAGCTGGAGCTCGGTGTTGGTCGCCTGCGTCTGGGCGTTTGCCGCCTGGTTTGCGGCCTTCTTCTGGCCGCTGGACGCAATGGCAGCGCCGCCGATCGTGCCCGCAGCGACGACGCCAGCGGCAATTACTGCTGGAGGCATTCTATTCCCCTGTGAAAAGCTCGCACCAGCCTAGGATCGGGAGGTTCTGGACGCCCTTCGACTTCCAGCCCATCAGGCGGGTGAACATGATAACGTGACGGGATTCGACCGGGACAGCGGCCCAGAACAGCTCCGCTCCGTGCTCATCCCGCATCACTGAAAGCATCTCGCGAGACAGCTTCAGCACTTCCTTGCCGCGCTGCTCGAAAAAGACGTGAACCTCGTAGATTCCCGGCCCGCGCCACACAAACAGCGCGCCGCCTTCGCCTTCGATCAGCGCGACATTCATCCGATCCGAGAGGAAGTGCGTGAAGTCCGGTCTGAAACCGCTGTCGCGCCACACCCAATCGTTGATCTGCTGAACGTCCTCTAGGGTCGCCCGCCTCACGACCCGACCGCGCTAGCCGTGCCATAGAGATACATGGTCCGCGTGCTGGTCTGGTTGCGGGCCTTCAAATCGAACGAGTATGACGTTCCCGGAGTCAGTCCGGTCTTTGTGAAGCTGGACGTAATCGCGCCGTCATAGACCGTGTAATCGAGCCCCTCGGCAACAACCGAACAGTTCGGGCTGCTCGTCGCCTCGGTCCCGAGAAACCCGCTCCCGTCATGCCATTGAAGGTGCGATTGAATGCTGCCCTGCGGCCCTGCGGCCGCGGTCGTGATATTGAGCGGAGCGGAAAGCTGGATCTGCCCCGCCGAGCCTGCCTTGGCCGTTACCGTGCAGACGGTCGCGGCAGTGGTCGTGTTGAATGACGAAAAGCTGCTTTGCGTGCCCGTGGTCCCGCCGCTTCCCGATGCAGAACCGCCGCTGTCCGCCGCAATCGGCGCGGCAACCGATGAAAGATTGACGTTCAGCGCCTTGGTCAGGGTGATGGTGACGCCGTTGACGCTGCGGACGCTGGTTACGTCCACAATGTCGCTTGCCGTGATCCCGGAAATGGTCAGGTTGCCAGTCGCAGCCCCGATCGAGCAGGTAACGCCGCCGTTTCTCGCTGTTGCGGACCATGTTGACGATGCGGATTCGTCCGTCGTTCCGTTGTAGCGCCGACACGCGATTATCTTGGGAAGCTGAGACGATGGAGAAACCGCACCCGTGTAGTCCGCGCTGACATTAACGGCGGGAATATCGGCCATGTATTCTTGGCCGACCGCAAGCGCCTGCTCGAGCGCGGTGACATGCTCCTCGATCTTCGAAAACGCCTTGTCGAGCCGTCCCTTGAGCTTGGACCCGTTCGCGCCCGCAATCGCCTGCGCCTCGCTTGCCGACATGCGGTCAATGCGGAAGGCCAACTCAAATATCCTCCAGCAGAACCAGCAAGCCGCTGTTGCTCGCCTTCGAGAAATCGAGCTGTCCAACCGTAGGCAGCGGAGTCGGGGTCGGAGTGGGGTTCGATCTGTGCCTTGCCCGGCCGCCACCCTGCTCGTTCACGAACACCCCCGACATTCTGAAGCCGACCGGATCGGTGCAGCGAAACTCGCTCAGCGCTCCCGGCTCATCGAACATTCCGCAGCGGCGCCATCTCGAACGAGCGCGATAATCGCCCTGCCCCCCAAGGGGCGCCGTTCTCCACGTTCCCCACGTCGCTCCGCCATCGCGAGACGATCGCATCTCAACTTGCGGGTCCGACCCCTGACCCGACAGAAGGCTCGTCCAGCCGGTGTTCGCCTGAATCGACAGAGCGTCCATCGACAGCGTTCCGCCCGATAACGGGATTCCCGCGGTGAACCTACGCTCCAGCGGATAAGCGTCGTCGGTCCAGCCGCCGAACGCATAGACCTTGCCGTCCTGTGCGCTTCCGAACAGGGGTTCGGGTCCCGGCGTCGTCGCGCATTGGACAATGAAGTTCGAAAGTCCGAGCGTCGCAAATTCGCACCACTCGCTTGTCGCGAGGTCATAGCCGAATGTCGCATCGGCCAATCGGATGCAGAAGAAGCTATGCCCCTCCTTTACATAGCCGAAACAGGAGCAACTGGCGGACGCGGCAAGCCTTTCCTCGATGCCGTGATCCGAAACCCGCTCGGGAGCGCCGCCCCTGAACACCATCGCGCTGTTCTCGTTCGAGACGAAGAACAGCCCCTGATCCATCTTGACGAGGCACCCCGTGGCCCTGATGCCCTTGTCGATGGTCGAAAGCTCGGCACGCGAATAAGGAACAGTGTCGCCGCTGCCGTTATTCTGCCACGCCTCGATCGACGCCGAGCCGAACCAGATCAGCGCATCCTCGAGGACTTCCCCGTCGTAAAGCTGGTCCGGGGCCGATTCCGCCGACTTGAAGCTCAGCGCGTCCCATGTTCCCAGGTCGAGGGCGTTGGAGGCGTAGAACTCGTCGGTGAGGTCGCGAACGGCGAAGAATAGACTATCGTGGTAGAGAATCTTCCTGACATTGGCGCTGTCGGGAAACGTCACCGCTCCAAACGTCGTTCCGTCATAACGGTAGATCGGGCCGCCAGCGTTGATGCCGAGTTCCGAATCCGACGCCGCGAACGAAACCGGGCCGCTTCCCAAAATCGTGCCCAGCAAGGTCGTGCCACGATATACCGAGCTTCCCGAGACGGTGAACGTGTCGCCGCCGAAAACCCCGTCCTCCTTGAACACGCCCCGGATTGGCCCGGAGCCAGCCAAAAAGCTCTCTGTCAGCCCTTCGCGGGAGATGAGGACAACGCCCTCTTCATCGACCGGCGAGGGCTCGATCGCCATGTTTATCAGCTTCAGCTCGGGAAGGTTGCCGTTGGCGCGGCGATACGCCCCCTTGCCGTAGAAGATCCTCACTAGAAGTAGTCCGCCTTGGCTCGGTCCTCGGTTGAGCCGCGCTTGAGCGAGACGCTCGCAAGGAACAGGGCAGCGAGGCGCTGGACATCGGGGTTCGCGGTGGCGGTGTCGCCGAACATCGCCGCAAATGCCCCGCTCAGTGCCAGGCAGGCCCCGAGGCCCATTTCGCCCCTAGACGAAAGCGGGGCGGTGTCCGTCTCGGCGAGGCTGAGAAGGTTCACCCAACCCGTCCTGTCGTAGAGCTTGGCCGAATGGGTGCCGTCGCTCAGCAACGCCTCATACATGGTAAGATCGCGGGGTTGCCGCGTGTTTCCGCATTCGTCGGTGATTGCGTTGGTCGCGTCGGTCAGCGTGACTCCTGCCGCGACATAATAGCGCTTGCCCTCTTTCGCCGTGTCGTCGGCGGTGAGGTAAACGTCCTCAAGGCGCCCGAACATGCCGCCGATGCGCCAGCCATCGTAAAGCGACTGAAGGCAGCTCATTCCGTCTGTTGCTTCGTCGGCATCCGGGGTCTCGCCGGGCGAAATGATGCGCGCCAGCTTCATGGCATTGGTGATGATGTCGAGGCAGGTTGCCATGATTTCCCCCGCTCAAAAGAAAGGGGCGAGCCGAAACCCGCCCCTTCGTTCAGTTAGCCCTCGAGCGTGTAGAGAACCGAGAGCGTGACCGTTCCGGCGGCGCCAGTCGCGGCGTTCGCCTGGGCCGTTCCCGTAATGCGGGTCTTGGCCGTGGTCAGATAGCCAATGCCGGTGGTTGCGAGCGCGGTCGAAGCCGTGCCCGCCTGCGCCACGGTAGCGGCTGAAAACAGACGCGTGGCCGAGCCGCTGTCGCCGACATTAAGCGTAATCGTCGGAGTGGCATTGGTGTCCATGTCCGAGGCCGACAGCACCGCCATGTGAATGCGGGCATTGGCCGGAAGGTCGAAAAAGTTGATCGTGTCGGACGTGGACGGGGCCGCTGCGCAGCTAACAGTGGCGGTTGCCACCTTCGCGTTGCCGGCAAGGCCGTGGGAAAGCGCCGGGCCGTTGTTGGCCACGGCAGTCGAGTTATACGTTGCCATTTCTTAGGTCTCCAGAAACGCGGAGGGCGGCCCGAAAGCCGCCCCCAGCGAGTCATTCAAAGGGTTCGATCTTAGCTGTCGGCAGCCGCCGCGAAGAAGCAGCTCACCATGCCCTGCTGGACGCCGTTGAACGCCAGCTTCTTGACACCGAGCAGCTCTTCGATCGCAACGCCCGGACGGAAGCCGTAGTCCTTCACGTTATCCGTGCGAGGAGTGGGCTCCTGACCCCATGCAATGCCAACCGCCTGCGCTCCGCAGAGGAACACGGGACGGACATCGCACGAGGATGCGCCGACAGCGTTGAGGCTGTAGGTGCCGCCAGCAGCAACCGCGTCGATCTCCGGCACCTCGCGATGGATGATGCCGTCGTAGATCAGGTCGCCGTCCTGGAAGAGCGGGTTGTCGGCAACGTCGCGGGGCCGCGCATCGCGGTTGGCCTGCGTCATTACCGAATCTGCCTTCAGATCGCGGAAGGTGCGGGAGCCGTGGAACGCGACGTAGAACTCCTGACCGACCTTCGATCGGAACGGACGAATGTGCGGATCGGCGAGCTTCGCGATGCGCTTGGCAAGGCTCATCTGCGCCGTGTTGCACTTGTCGTTCGTGGTATCGATGTTGCCCATCGCGGTGGCCCAGGTTGCGCTGTAATTGCTCACAGCGTTACCGATGAGAACGCGGTCGGCGTTGGCGGCCATGAAAGCGTTGCGGTTTGCAGCCGTCGAATCGCCCATGTTCACGGTCGTGTCCGCAGTCGTGACGACCGACAGCATCGCGCGGATGATGTCGTCGCGGACCTTCTCCGCTTCCCATGCCTTCAGCGCATCGCGAGCAGCGTCGAGAAGGTTGATCTCGGTCTTGTAGCTGGTCGATTTCGGAACGCGGACGCCGTTGCGGCGCCAGTCAACCGAGATCGCGCAGTTGTAGTTGCCGAGCTCCTCTTCC